TCCGAAGTTATCGTGCTAGACCCGCAGATTGGAAAATTTGATGAGATATACGAGAAATGCGATAACTACAACATACTCAACAAGCCAATGCTTCCAAAATTTCCCACACCCAACGGGCTTGGTGAAAATGAACACCTAACACAGCTTTGCAGGGATGGATGGAAAGACAAGATGATCCCAAGCGGAAAGGTAGACGACGAGGCGGAAAAAAATAGATACGCAAACAGGATCAAAGAGGAGCTGGATGTAATTTTTGAGGCTAACTTGTCTGGGTATTTTTTAATTGTGCAGGACATTGTAGATTATGTTAACAGGCAAGGGTGGCTATCAGGTCCGGGGCGGGGTTCTGCTGCTGGGTGTCTGGTTTCTTATATGATCGGCATCACTAAAATTGACCCAATTGAGTTTGACTTATTGTTTGAGAGGTTCTATAATAGTGGAAGAAACACTGGTGGCCACATATCCCTACCAGATATTGACATGGACGTACCCGGCAACAAGCGTGACGAGATTATCTCCTACCTCAAAGACACTTATGGCCACGGCAACGTGAGCCAGATGCTTACATTCGGAAGACTTCAGGGAAGGAGTGCGCTAAAAGAGGTACTGCGCGTCAACAGCGCGTGTGGATTTAGCGAAATGAACGAAATCACAAAGGCCATCCCGAACGAGGCCGACATTTCTGATCAGCTACAAGAGATGGACGAAGAGGACCGCTCGATCATCAGGTGGGCGTTAATCAACAATCCAGAAGACCTTAGAGATTACTGCTTTGTCAATGATAGAGGAGAGCTTGACGGAGACTACGCTGACTTCTTTGATCAAGCTATCAAAATAGAGGGCACGTTCAAAACCCAAGGCAAACATGCGGCAGGTGTTGTGATTTCAGTTGATGAACTTAACACAGTTTGCCCCATGGTAAACCAAAGAAGCGGTGGAGAGAAAATTGCGGGATTGGAAATGGCCGACCTAGAAGCACTGGGTCATGTTAAATTTGATGTCTTGGGGATCAACCTCCTAGACAAGATTATGAAGATAAAGGAAATCATATGAACAGAGATATTATTATGTTTGACTTTGAAACTGGCGGTCGTAACCCGCTGAAGTGTCAACCTACGCAAATCGCCGCTATCGCCCTAGATGGCAGGAACTTTAAGCTGAAGGGTCAGTTTAATAGTGAAATGCGTCCTATCCTCGACGACAAGAAAGCAGTCAAAGCCGGAGTAGACCCCGTAGAGGACGAGGCATTAAGGATTACCAATAAGACTAGGGCAGGCTTAGCCAAAGCACCACTTCCGAAGGGGGTCTGGAAAAAGTTCATCACTTTTGTTAATAAATACAACTGGAAAGGTACGCCCTACTTTGCGCCCATTCCGGCTGGATTTAATATCATTGGATATGATATGAAGATCGTAGACAGACTGTGTAAAGAATACGGGCCTTGGGATGACAAGAGGGAATGCCAAAAACTGTTCCATCAAATCTATAAGATTGATGTTATGGATGATGTGTGGTTGTGGACCGAGGGCGATCCAGACGTGAAGTCTATCAGTATGGATTCCTTAAGAGAACGCATGGGACTGTCTTCAGAAAACGCCCACGACGCCTTGCAAGATGTTAAGGACACCGCCAATATATTCATTAAGCTGCAAAAGTCTCGTAGGGCAGTGTATCGCAACATGAAATTTGAAAAGGCATTTGCCGATGGGAAAATGTACGTATGATTGAAGTCAAGATTACGAAGACAATGCTCACTAGGGCCAAGAAGAAGGCTAAGGAGATGGGCGTAATAAAGAATAGTATCCTATCTGGGGAAGGAAATTTAGCCGGATTTCTCGGGGAAGAGGTTGCAAATCGCATTTTACGTGGTAAAATAAACAACACATACGACTATGACATTGTATGTGGAGAGAAGAAGTACGATGTAAAAACTAAGCGATGCACCAGCCCGCCCAAGCCGTACTATGAGTGCAGTGTGGCTAAGTATAACACCAAGCAGGGGTGTGATAGCTATTGCTTTGTACGAATAGAATACAAGAATGGAAAGTGGGGCAGAGCTTGGTATCTTGGGGAAAAAGACAAGAAGTCCTTCTATAAGGGGGCTAAAGAGCTTAAAAAGGGTCAGGTTGACCCAGACAATAATTTCGTTGTCAAAGCGGATTGTTTCAACTTAGCAATTAAAGATTTGAAAATAAATGATTGATTACAAAGACGACAAGACTTGGGACTTATTCAAAAACGGACGAACCAAAGGGGTCTTTCAATTAGAAAGCAACCTTGGGAAGTCGTGGTCTAAAAAAGTGTCGCCCAATAATCTTGAAGAACTAGCAGCATTAATTGCCCTGATCAGGCCGGGGTGTTTGAAAGCCATGTCTGAAGGCAAATCCATGACCCAGCACTATGTTGATCGTAAGAGCAAAAAAGACAAGGTGACCTATCTAGATGAGTCTCTTGAGGAAATCTTAAGCCCCACATATGGGGTTCTGGTATACCAAGAGCAGTCCATGCGTATTGCCCAAAAAATCGCTGGGTTTGATCTTCAAGAAGCCGACATACTCAGAAAGGCCATTGGCAAGAAAAAGGCTGGACTCATGGCTGAAGTTCGAGAGTCGTTCTTAGAGGGCGCTCAGTCCGCAGGCTTGGTTAACAATGATGTGGCGAAAGAGATCTTTAGTTGGATTGAAAAGTCTTCTAGATACTCTTTTAATAAATCTCACGCTGTGGCTTATGCTATCAATTCCTATTGGTCAGCATGGTACAAGGCTAATCACACCAAGGAGTTCTTCTTGTCGTACTTCTTTCATGCTGCTGACAAGCAAGACCCCCACCAAGAGGTCTATGAGCTGTTGTCTGAAGCTAAGCTCTTCAATTTGGAAGTCAAAATACCTAATCTGTCTAGGTTTAGTGAGAAATTCAAGCTGTACGGCAGAAGTATACAATTCGGTATCAAGGATATCAAGTCTTTGACAGGCGTGACCGGAGACAAGGTTATGCAAGCAATAGCAGACACAAAAAAAGAACTTGGAAAAAAGCCAGAAGAATTTAGCTGGCTGGACATAGTAATCTATCTGTCTCCGAGAATTAATGCGACCGCCTTCAAGGCCCTTTGCTCAATTGGGTTTTTCTCTACGAAGGAGGCTAATGTTTCTAGAAATAAGGCCCTGTACGAGTATCTTATTTTTAGAGAGTTGACTAAAGCAGAGGTTAACTGGGTCACAAAGAATTACCCAGATAAACAATGGTCTAGAATGTCTGACTGCTTCCGCGACCTTGCCCCTGTAAAGAAAATGGGTGGCGGAACCAGTAAGGTAGAACGAAGCCAAATTGTTTCAAATGAGGCAGAGATGTTAGACAATCCCCCGTATGATTTGAGTGACGATCCCGCATGGATCATTGAGCAGGAGGCCAAGTTTTTAGGGTGCCCGGTGTCACTTGCTCGTATTGAGTCATCTGACACGTCTACTGCTAATACGTCTTGTAAAGATATTACAAACGGCAAGACTGGCAAGGGGATTTGTGTGGCCGCCAACGTAAACAGGGTTGCTAACTACAAGGTAAAAAAGGGCAAGACAAAGGGAAAAACAATGGCCTTTCTGACAATAGAAGACGAAACATGCTCACTGGATAGTGTTGTTGTCTTCCCAGAAGCCCGAGAAAAACATCAATACATATTGTACGAGGGCAACAATTTACTATTCTGCGGTTCCGTAGAAAAGGACAGTTCCTTTATTATAGAAAAAATTCACGAAATATAATTGTCTTTTTCCTCGGTAGCAGCTATTACATATAACGCCATAGGACAAGGAAATTAATGAACATCTGTAATTTTACCGGCTTCTTGTTAGAAGACCCCGAGCTGTCTATTAGTAGTAATGTGAGCCACCTTGTTTTTAAGCTGGTCACTTATACATATAGAAGAAGCAAAAATACCGGAGAGAAGCAAAGAATGCCCACTGTCTTAACTTTTGAGGCGTGGCACACTGGGGCTGAAACTATTGCTAAGTTGGCTCAAAAAGGCACCAAAATGACTGTGTCCGCTTCTGCCAAGAATGGAAAAGGGGAAGCCGACATACTCTTCAGGGTGAATGAATTTGACTTTGGGTGCCTTAACCAAGAGCAGGAATTATGAGAAAAAAACGCATATTGTTTTGCAGCGAGGCTACGTTCTTAAATACTGGCTACGCTACATATACTAGAGAAACACTGAACTATCTTCACAGTACGGGGAAGTATGAATTAGCCGAGATGGGTTCCTATGGAGAGCGTAACGACCCAAGAGCGGCAAATATACCTTGGAGGTACTACGGGGTGGTTCCCAATCAGTCAAGCGAACCCAAAGCGTCTAAAGAAGAGATGGATGCATACGGGGCGTCGGGCAGCAATCAATTTGGAGAGTGGATATTTGAACATGTTTGTTTGGATTTCTTGCCAGATATCGTTTGCGACATCCGTGATTTCTGGATGCTAGAATTTGCTGAGCGATCTCCATTTAGGAAATACTTCAAGTGGGCGTTGATGCCCACGGTGGACGCACGACCCCAAGCGAGACAATGGGTGGCGACATATCAATCAGCCGATGCGTGCTTTACTTATTCCGACTGGGCTGGCGGAATATTAATGGATCAATCTGGCGGGCAAATCAACTACTTGGGCAGTTCGCCGCCGTCAGCCCACCCTGCTTATAAGCCAGTAGAAGACAAAAGACGCCACAAAGAACAGTTTGGGATAGACCCAGACTGCAAGATTATCGGCACGGTTATGCGTAATCAAAGACGTAAGCTTTACCCAGATTTGTTTGAGGCGTTCAGAATATTTCTCAACAAGTCAAAAGACAAAAATTTCTATTTGTATTGTCACACGTCGTATCCAGACTTGGGCTGGGACTTACCAGAACTATTGCAAGAGCACGAGCTTTCGTCACACGTTCTGTTTACGTATATATGCCCAGAAACAAAAAGGCCGTTTCCCTCGTTATTCAAGGGGGCTATTGCCCAGTCTCCATTTACCGGAAAGTGGGGGGCAACCCTGTCCAACGTGAAGAATGGGGCATCTTATGAAGATCTTTCTGATATTCAGAATTTATTTGATCTATATACACAATATGCGAACTGTGAGGGGTTTGGGCTTCCCTATGTTGAAGCTGCCGCATGTGGAGTTCCCGTGTGTGGAACTGATTACTCTGCCATGGAGAGTGAAATTCGTAAGCTAGAAGGGCACCCAATAAAACCCAAGGCTTTATACAAAGAATTGGAGACGGGATGCTTGCGGGCTGTACCAGACAATGAAGGGGCCGCATCTTACTTTTTGGATTTCTTTAATGCTAGCGATGAGTATAGAGAGAAAGCTGGCAAAAGAACTAGAGAGTTGTTTGAAAAGCACTTTCAATGGCACCTGAGTGGCAAAAAATGGGAGGACTACTTTGACAGCGTGGAAGTGCCCCCGGTGGAGCAAACTTGGGCATCACCGCCAAGCATTCACCAACCAGAGGCAAAGCCAGAAAATATTCCCCCAAACGTGAACCATAGTGAGCTTGCCAAATGGTTGATATTGCATGTTCTTGGAGACCCCTCTCGTATTGGTACCTTTTTTGAAGCTAGGCTTACTAGGGATCTGATGTATCAGTCTTCAACATCTTCCACTGGGGGCATGTACTTCAATGAATCCTCAGCCGCATTTGATGGATTAAATGTAAGAGCCAACTTCTCTTTTGATGATGCGTACAATAATCTGCGCGCTCAATGTGAGAAGAATAATTCTTGGGAAAGAAAAAGGATCGAAACTATAAAACAGATGGAGAGCCGACAACAACATGTTTAATAGTCAGGTCAAACAAGATGTGTTCGTAAACAAGGTATTAAACAAAGACTATGGGTTTTTCCTTGATATTGGGGCTGGTTTTGGTGGCATTCTGTCTGACAACCCCGGATTTTATAGCAATACGTATTTCTTTGAGTATCACAGAAAATGGAGCGGCATCGCCATTGATTTTGATGAAAACTGGTTCAACACCGTTAACAATAACAGGCGGTGTAAGTGTTTGTGTGTCGACCTATTAGAGAGCAATATTAATGAAGTGCTCGAAAGCAATGATTGCCCAAGAGAGATAGACTACATCTCTTTCGACCTAGATGACGCGCAGCATGCAGTTTTTAATCAATTTGATTGGGACAAGTATAAATTCAACGTGTTAACGCTTGAACACAATATATTCCAATCAATGGCGGATGGCGGGTCTGGACAAATACACGACGATGAGCATAAAAGTAAGATTATTAAAGAGTACGAGCACTTCCGAAGAGTACTCAATAATCTAGGATACAAACTGCTATGGTCAGACGTTACGCTAAGTCCATACGGACCACTTGAAGACTGGTGGGTATCAAATAGTGTATATGAAAAACATAGTAATCTCATCAGGCATAGTCCTAATTGCAATATGACAAGCGTTTGGGAGACAGTACAATGAAAGTTTTATATATAGGCCACTACAAAGAGCAGGGCGGGTGGGCGCAGGCAGCAACAGATTACATATTAGCCCTAGACTCGGTGGGGGTAGATGTGGTGTGCCGCAATGTTACCCTAACGAGAGACAAAGCAATCTCTGGTAGGTTGGCAGAGTTGGAAAAAAAAGATATGCAGGGCGTTGATTTCTGCGTCCAACACGTTCTTCCGCACCACCTAGTGGGCACGAAAAAATTCAAGAAGAACATAGCATTGCTAGACGCAGAGTCTACCAGTGTCAAACATCTGCCATGGTTTAATTATTTACAGCAAATGGACAGTGTGTGGGTGCCCAACTCTCAGTGTAAAGAATTCCTAGAGAAAGACAAGCTGGGAATCCCTATCGAGGTAGTTCACCATACATGCGACCTGACAAAATACACCAAAAAATATAGCCCTGTGCAGATACCTCAGATACAGGGCAAGTTTGTGTTTTATTACATAGGCGACCTGAATGATAGAAAAAATATTGAGTCCATTATCTCATGTTTTCATAGCGAGTTTGAAATATCTGAGGATGTTATCCTGCTTTTAAAAATTAATAAATTTGGCCATACCCCAGACCAACTGCAAGAGATCATGGAACAAAAACTTTTAAATATTAAATCGTCCCTAAGAATGTTTGATGACCCAAGGAAATACAAGAAAGACATTATTATTTCTGACAGAGCTACTGAAGACCAGATCTCTGCTTTGCATCAGCATTGTCATTGTTTCTTGTGCCCGTCTCATGGAGAGGCTTGGTCCATTCCGTCGTTTGACGCCATGGCGTTTGGTAGTACGCCAATATGTAGTAATTTCGGAGGCCCCAGAGAGTTTATTTCCGATGATGACAACACAGGGAAGTGCATTGATGGGGTTTATAGCGTGTGCAAGTGTTCCGATGCTGCTTTTCCAGATATGTTTACCGCCCGTGAGTATTGGTTCTCACCGTGCGAAAAAAAGATAAGAGAACAGATGCGGACGTACTACAATAGATACAAGTCAAACCCAATCAAATATAAGGCTCAAGCTCAATCTGCGGGCATGAAAAGCGCCCAAAGGTTCTCATACGACATTATCGGAGAACAGATAAAGGGACTACTGAATGACTAATAAAACCATTTCAATTATTAACAAAGCCAATAGGGTGAAAGAGAAGTACGACATATTAACTTTTGATACTCATGAAAGATATCAGACACAGCTCTGTAAGACGGGGCACAATTTTTATTCATTTAGGTACGATGACTGCAAAGAGTGGGATGATACATATGCCCCAAAACCCAGCAACCATTACGTGCTTCCCAAGAACTCCATACTGAATGGCATTGACTTTGATTTTATTTTGAGTCAAAGTAAGTTTGGGCAGTTTCAGGTTTCACAACAGATAAACCAGACGTTAAGAATCCCTGTAGTGTCTTTGGAGCACACACTTCCTATTCCTAGCTGGCCCGCAGACCAAACCAATGCTTTCAGGCATATGCTTGGGGATATTAATGTCTTTATCTCTGAGTATTCAGTTGACAAGTGGGACATACAGGGTGATTACGAAGGCCCCTTTGTTGTTCACCACTCAGTGGACTCCGAGACATTCCAACCAATGGACATCGAAAAAAAACCGGTAGTTCTCAGTGTGGTTAACGACTTTGTTAACAGAGACTACTGTTGCAACTATAGTGGCTGGCAGCGTATCACAGAGAACTTTGAAACAAGACTGGTCGGAAAAACAGAAGGATTATCCAAACCAGCCGCTTCAGTTAAAGAGTTGGCTGAGGAATATAATACGGCACAAATCTTTTTGAACACATCCACAATTAGCCCAGTCCCAACCTGCCTGCTTGAGGCCATGTCTTGTGGGTCTGCTGTGGTAACTACCGCAACATGCATGATACCTGAAATAATTGAAAACGGTGTCAATGGGTTTATGTCAAACGACGAAGAGGAATTAAAAGGGTATATTAAACAATTGTTAGACGACGAGGACTTAAGAAACAAGGTGGGCAAAGCAGCCAGAGAAACTATTTTGACTGATTTTTCAGAAAGCAAGTTCATCGATACATGGAACAATATTTTTGACAAAGCTCATGGAGTTATTATATGAAATTACACATTGTTAAACCGGGGCAAGAGTCCATCGAAAACTATACGAGGGTTGAAGCCTCTCCCAATGCCTTGGATATATCTACGGTGTCCGATAATGAATGCACCTCTATCATGGCCAATGATATATTGGATCTTTTTAGCATTGATAATATCCCCAAGGTTTTGGAGCATTTATCTACTAAAATGCGCATGGGGGGAGATCTGGTAATAGGCGGAACAGACGTTAGACTGTTTTGTAAATATGTTACCAACGATCAGGTAGACGAGCTATCCGCTGCCCAGTTAATTGGCGTCTGCGAATCAATGACCACATGCGATCAAATTTCTAATACTCTGCAATCTTTGGGTTTAAGGATCGCATCTTCTCAAATAAATGGCATGCACTACGAGATTAAAGTAACGAGAGGATAAACATGGATTGTGCTGGTTGCATATTTGCGGAGCTGGAGCAAGCTGAAAATGGGAATGATACCCAGACAGGTTGCAGCGTGTCTAGATTAAATAAAGATTGTACCATTATAGTAGACACGGGTTTTTACAAGTTGCCACGAGTATGCAACATGAAAAGGGGTGAAGACTGGCTAAAGACAAAGTGCGATCCCAAATATAATGAGTATCACGCAACGGAGATAGCCAGAAAAGAGGTGGAGCCTACTTTTGGCATAGTTGTATACGAGTACGATGATGGACAAAATGACATCCACAAAACAATAGAGAGTATTCGAGGGGCAGATTACAACAAAAATAAAATCACCATACTGTGGTCTACCACCGAACTTACAATGAGGCGTCGGGAAATATACCTTATAGATGCAGTTAAGGTTATTCAATCTTTGAAGGTGGATGGATATGACGCTTGGCTTAGCTTATTCAAAGAAGAAGACAACGTCACCCTAAGAGACAAAGAGTGCTTCTCTAAATTAGTAAATCGCTCTCACTGGATCAAGATACGATGCGGAGACATACTACCAAAATACGCCCTGAAGCATGTAGATCATTCCGTTAACGAGAAGCAAGAAACCATCGCTATTTTCGAGGACGCCGGGCAAACATTTTCTATAATCCCTTCTAGTGTAGCAAGGCTGAAATATTTAGACTACAATAATTATGACTTAATGGTTAAGGCCATTAGAGAGAAAAGCCATAAAGAAGGTTTACACACGGAACTAAATGAAACGAAATAAGAAATATATAACTAGCCCCAAGAGCAAAACTGGCAAGGACGAGCGCGGAGACTTGGTTTCTGTGGTCTTGTTAAGCGAAAATCATGGGTATAGAATGAAGTCTTATGGACCTATTTCATTGGTGCAGGTTGGGGGAAGGAGTCTCATTGAGCGTCAGATAGAATCCATTCAGGCGGCATTTTTAAACTTTGAAATAATATTGTGTTCTGGTTTTGAAACCGAGAAGATTGTCAACTTTGTCAAGGATAAATACTCTGATGTAAACATTAGGGTGGTAGAGAATCAAGTACACTACAATTCCAATTGCTGTGAAAGCACTAGGCTATGTATTAACAACACTACAAACAATAAGATATTGCTATGCGGTGGCAGCGTATTGATACATCCATCACATTTGGAAATGATAGACCTACAGCAATCAGCCATTGTTACGCAAGATGAAAGCTCTAATTCTTCATTTGAAGTAGGTGTAATTCACAACCAAAAAAACAGGCTAGAAACACTTTCTTTGGGGGTGAAATTTAACTACTGGACAGAGATGGTTTATCTGTCCAATGAAAAAATCATAAGAGCCATATACTCTATAGTGTCTAATCCCGAATATAAGAACAGGTTTGTGTTTGAGGCGATTAATGAACTATCCTCCAAGCACGACATACGAGTTTTAAACAATCATCAAACGCCGCTACGCAAGGTGGACAACCTCAAAACACTGAAAAGGATGCAAGACTAATGAAGACCCTGATACACAACTATTCATCGGGCATAACTACTGAGCCGATGTATTTCACTAGGTGTCTTGAGCTGTGCGAGACCCCAGCACACCTATGGGCAAACGAAGTCAGCGCATTTGATATGTTTGACGCCGCCCAGCCAGACGTGTTTATCAGTCATTATGCAATGTTGACCAACGACATTGTTAAATATCTTAGTCAAAATAAAAAAATCAGCACCGTGTTAAACGTGACGGGAGCAAATGATCAAGAGCTGCAAACAATCGAACAGGTTTTTTTGGACAACAAGATGAACATCCCGTTCGTGTTTACTAACCACCACGACTCTCTTTGCAAGAGCAAAACCAAGAAGATAAAGATGGTCAATATATGGCCTTCGGTTGATATCTTCTTGCCTCGTAACCCCCTTCCTGATTTTAAAATAAACTTGGCGGTGCTGGCAACAGAGATGAGCGATCTGGTTAAAAGAGCAATCGCTTCCAAAGACACGTATCACCTATTGTCATTGTCGGGTGACGCAGAAGGGTTTGATCTTACAGTCAATGTGCAATCTTTGGGCAACATGTACGACAAATACGACGAAGTTATGATAGCGTCGGATGTAAATACAGTGTTTTCTCAGGTACTCTTCGAGGCCGCCCTAAGCGCAAAGAAATTGTCGATAAGAGTCAACAAGCAGCAGCAGGGGGCACTTGACAAGGTTTTGGCGTCACTCTTTCATGACGATGGAAACAAGGATGTAGGCAGTCTGGTAAAGCAACAAATAAAAAGAAAGCATACTTGTGTTAATAGGGCCGCCAGACTATGCAGATTGCTAAAAAATGAAGATGCGGCCAAGCGGCTTGGAAAACTTGGAGAGCAGCTATGCGAACAGTAGTAACAGGTGGATGCGGATTTATTGGGTCACACCTAGTAGACCGGTTGATAGACCAAGGTCATGAGGTTATGGTTATTGATAACGAGTCGGCTGATGCTCATGAAAATTTTTATTATAACAATGACGCCGAGTATATCTGGTATGACATTGCTGACTATCACCAAATAGAACATTTATTTGAAGGTGTAGACTACGTATTCCACCTTGCAGCGGAGGCTAGAATACAGCCAGCAATCGAAAACCCTACCTTGGCGGTTAGAACGAATGTGACGGGAACCTGCAATGTCTTGCAGGCATCTAGACAGCATGGCGTTAAAAGGGTCATGTATTCTTCGACTTCGTCAGCCTATGGGTTAATTAATGACCCTCCCTTACTGGAGACAATGCCGAGGGACTGTCTAAACCCGTATTCGATCTCTAAGTGTGCGGGAGAAGAATTGTGCAAAATGTATTGGGATCTTTTCGGACTAGAGACTATTATATTTAGGTACTTTAATGTTTACGGGGAGAGACAGCCAACCAAGGGGCAATATGCTCCCGTTATTGGTTTGTTTCAAAAACAAGTAGCTGAAGGAAAACCCATGACCGTCGTAGGTGATGGACTACAAACTAGAGATTACACCCATGTTTCTGACGTGGTTAATGCCAACATAATGGCCTCAATGGTAGAGAACTCGGAAGCTATAGGGGAGATATTTAATATTGGGACAGGAACTAGCTATAGTGTTATGGACTTGGTTAATATGATTGGAGGTCCACATTCTGACCATGTACATATGGAACCACGAATTGGAGAGTCTAGACACACCACAGCGAATATTTTTAAGTCGCAAAGACTGCTAGGGTGGTACCCCGAAATAAGATTGGAGGACTGGCTAACATGAAATTCCTGATTCAATTCCCAACACTAAAAAGGCCAGACAAGTTTCTGGGTGTTTTAAACAAATACGTAAACAAGGCTAGCGGGCATTGGTACGATAACAAACGTAGCCCTATAGCGCTGTTCTTTAATATCAACTGCGACTTTGACGACGCAAGCATGAACAATGCTCTTATGAAGAATAGAATAAAGCAGGTTTTCTTAACCAATGTCCACGCTGATTACCGAATACACTACGACAAAAACACCGACAAGATTAGCGCCATCAACGCTCATATAGATAGCGTGGATTTTGATGTGGTGGTTTGCGCGTCAGACGACATGGTCCCGCAGGTGAACAATTGGGATTTTGAGATCGCTGATGCTATGCAAGAATTTTTTCCAGACCTCGATGGTTGTGTGCATTTTAACGATGGTCACACTAACGGGGAACTAATCACCTTCTCGATTCTAGGTAGAAAACTTTACAATCGCTTTGGATATATTTATCATCCAGACTATAAGAGTTTGTACTGTGACAATGAATTCACGCAGGAAGTGACTAGGATGGATAAGGTGCAATATATAGATAAGGTCATTGTCAAGCATGAGCATTATGGCGAAGAGGGGAACGAGAACTCTGGGGACTTTGATTTCGCTGCCCAAAAAACTTTGCACTACTCAGGTAGAGATGGGCAGGTGTTTCAATTACGACAGGGCAAGGGGTTCCCCAAGGAAAGAATTACATTAGATTGATCGGAATCAAATGAGTAAAATAAACGAAGCCATTAAAGAAGCGATACGACAGAGCAAGCCATTGTCATTTGGTAAAATGGGCAATGTAGAGTCCGCACACTTACTGACACATCTTCAGGGCAATCCGTCGCTCATTGGAAATCAGCTTTTTGTTAATGCGGGAATATACGTAGATTCTCTTGAGAGCTTTACGGATTGGTGCGAAACATACTTAAACGCTGTGAAGGGTTTAGATTATATCCTACAGTGGTGCCCAAACAAAGAAGACCTGAATATTATTGAAAACCACTGGAACGGAAAAGAAATGTTTCATTCTTTTCAAGACCTAGAACCGTTTTCGCTCGGCAGCGTCGGGTGGCACCATATCTTATCAGACAAGAAGGTTCTGTGCGTGTCTCCTTTTCCAGATACAGTGAGAACGCAAGTTCAGCGATTTGATAAAATCTGGGACGGCTCTAGTATCGGAGAAATCGTTACGGTTAAGTCTTCGTATTCAGAGGCACTGACCAGAGAATCACCAAAACCTTGGAGGGATAAGTTAAAGGGAATGACCGACGAGATCGACAGTCTAGAATTTGATTTCGCTACTGTTGGCTGTGGGGGATTCTCTCTGATGGTGTGTGATCACATAAAACGTATGGGAAAACCATGTATTCATTTAGGCGGTGGTAATCAGCTTTTGTATGGCATAAGAGGTAGAAGGTGGGACAGTCGAGGATCAACAAACCCCGACTGGTATGGCACAGAGCATTGGATAAGGCCATTAGAGCATGAAACACCAATAGGTCAACACATGGTAGAAGGCGGATGTTATTGGTAAACCAACAAAGGGGTCACAATGAAAAGCTATAGGCCGTATCAATGTCTATGTCAGAGGGAAGCATGAAACATCTGTGTGTAGTGTCAGACTACAACTTCCTACCAAAGGGTCTTACTCTTTACGAGTCGCTACTGAAGAATAGTGAAGACTTTGTTCTGCATTATCTCTGCTTCGACGAGAAATCGTATACAAAGTTGCTGGAGTACGAGTCGGATTCTCTGAGGGTATACAGCGACGAGAGTTTTTTAGAAAACGATGAGGTGCTAAACCTACTGAAAACCTCAGACAGGAAGTATTACTCATATACACTGGCCTCCTATTTCTCTCACCAACTTATGGGAGAGCTAGATGCCCCCATAACATACATAGACGCAGATATATTTTTTCATCAAGACATAGGTGTCATTTTTGAGGAGATGGGAGAAAAGGAAGTTGGCATATTCAGACACAGGCAATACGACCCAAGGTACCCAAACGGTAATGGCTGGTTCAATGTCGGTGTTGTACATTTTAAAAACACTGTCGCCGGTCGCCACGTCCTGTCTTGGTGGTCAGACGCGGTACTGTATAGGAAGTACCCTGAGTTAGCAACATGTGGAGATCAGAGATACCTAGACGCCTTCTTGGAGCTAGATGAAGCAAAGCTCTTCATAGACGGAACTATAGGGCACGGAGCGCCTTGGCAGTGGATGCTCTATGACTTCTCAACATACGAAGATGACGGGTGCATTACTTGGGGGGGGCAAAGGCAGAAATTGGTTTTCAGTCATTTTTCACAGTTTGAGTATTCTTTAAAAGACAATTCATATACTCCGTCAACAACCCATTATTGTTTTACCCCTTTGGATATGTATAGTAGTATTCCACAGCTAAAGTCGATTCACGATGATTACTTTGGGCAGATTAAACGAGCGCACAAGGAGTACAATTTATGATCTTCACGGTAACAGGAGGGAGGGGCTTCATTGGGAGTCACTTTGTAGAGCAAGTACTTGATGAAGGTCATCATGTCATAGATATAGATAAGATGACTTACGCCGCTAACGCAGAGTTGCCTTGGGATAACGATCCAAACTATCGCCACATAAGAGAAGACATATGTGATATCACTCATCTTCCTGTATGCGATGTCATCGTCAACTTCGCCGCTGAATCTCACGTAGACAATTCAATAGAGTCTCCCAAACAATTTTTGAAATCTAATGTAGATGGCGTCTTCAACATACTCAGTCTGTTAAGAGCTAAAGTGTACCAGAAACCGTTACTCGTGCATATAAGCACAGACGAAGTTTATGGGGATGTGAATGAGGGGGAGAAGACAGAAGACAGTATTTTGAACCCTAGCAACCCGTACTCGGCAACCAAGGCTGCTGCGGAAATGCTTATCTTTGCCTATGCCCGTACTTTTGATATCAACTACCAAATAGTGAGGAGTACTAACAATTACGGCCCCCGGCAATACCCAGAGAAGTTAATACCAAGAATTTTACACTGCCTTGATACCGGTCAAAAAATACCACTGCATGGCGATGGGTCATACGTTAGAGACTGGCTTTTCGTTAAAGATAATGCCAATGCAATATACAAGATTTGCCACGCCGACCATGTAAATGAAATATGGAATGTGTCTACATACAACTACCTAAGAAATATAGAGGTTGTAGAGCAAATATGTAAATGGTACGACATAGAGAATTTCCAAGATCACATTGAGTTTATAGAAAACAGAATGGGTCAGGATTACAGGTATTCTATCTGTTCTGATAAAACTAGGGCGAGACTAGGGTGGGTTCCCGAGAAGACATCTCTATTCAAATTTATTTGAGGTTAACATGAAAATTGCATTCGGAATGATAGTGTTCGAGGGGGACTATGTCCTTAAGGAATGTCTAGAACAGGTATATCCTTTCGCGGAGCAGATACTGATAGCAGAGGGGCCAGTAGAGTTCTGGCAGCGTCAAGGTAGGACAACTTCCACAGATGAAACCAACAAGATTATTGATGAATTCCCAGACCCCGATAATAAAATCAGAATTGCGCATGGTCAATTCTCAGAAAAGGATGATCAGTGCAAGGCTTATATGTCCTTCATTAATGACGATATAGATTACATCTGGAACTTAGACTCAGACGAAGTTTACAAGGCAGAAGACCTTAAAAAAATAATTGCTTTTTTGGAGGCCGAAAAGCCCACTAGTGTCGGGGTTAGAAGTTGCTCATTTTACGGCGGAATAGATCATTACCTCACTGGCTTTGAATTGGCCACCGATAATTTCTTGAGAATCTTTAAATACGAAAAGGGGTCTACTTGGCTAACGCACCGACCCCCCACCATTCAATATCCCTCAGATAGCACAATAGTCAAGAAGCATGTAGATAGCGACACTCTCTACGAGGCCCTCGGCGTTCAAATGTATCATTACTCATACGTGTTTCCAGATCAGGTACACAGAAAAGTTTCTTACTACAAGGACAGCGTGTCTAAGGAGCTGTGTATTGACAACTATTTTGATACCATATATCTCCCTTGGGTAGTGGGTAGCCATGATAATCGTGTGGCGATAGAAAACCAATACTGGGGCGTTCACGAGTTCAAACCGTCTGTTAGAGGGGAATGCAGAACAGAACGTTTTGCTGGTACTCATCCTCAGAGTATTATTAACAATGTGGAGAGCCTCTCGAACAAGTTCCATTTGCAATTAACTAAACATACAAAGGTGAGTGGACAATGAGCCTAAAGAACGCTTGGAAAAACAAAGACGTTTTCGAGAAGCAGCTACAACTCAACCTGCAAGAACTACGTGAAATCAAAGAGGGGCAATTTAACTATCCCGCACACTGGTACTTGTTTTTGAACATAATGCATCAATTCAGCCCTCGCAGCGTCTTAGATGTAGGCTGCGGAGTGGGAGCTTACTATAAATTATGCGAACGGCATCTGCCGAACACAAAATATACAGGTGTTGACTATTCAGCAGACGCTATAGAAATAGCTAAGAATGCTTGGCCATACGGGGATTTTGCGGTAAAGGACATGTGGGGACTCACCGAAGAAGATGTCAGCTCATACGATGTGATCTTTGTTGGGGCATTATTAGATGTTATGCCAGATGCAGACGCGGCACTAGACTTTTTACTTAACCTTTACGCCAATAATGTTTTCATTAGTAGAATAAGATTGACAAATGAGCCAAGCCATTATAATACATATATCGCGTATGAAGAAATAGAGACCTGTGATTATTACCACAATAATGAAAATTTTAAACGGCTGATAGAAAGTAGCGGCTATGAAGTAGTGGCGGCTGCCGGAGATGACTACGGGACTGGATTTGCAGCTCATTACTATTTGACAAAGGGTAAACCATGAAGTGGACAGACACAGACCTAATTTCCCACTTAGGAGAGTTCAAAGAGCTGTATTCTAGGCGGCCCATCTTAGACAATAGCGGCGGAATGAAATCTCCACACATGTTTCCAGCTTGGTATATTATCAAGCAATTGAAACCCAAGGTTCTCATTGAGAGCGGCGTATGGAAAGGTTTGGGCACATGGTTCTTTGAACATGCCAGCCCTGACACGAAGATTGTGTCTATCGACCCAGCACCTGAATTTCGAGTATACACTAGCCCTAACGCACAATATCAACAAGAGGATTTCTTGGATACAGACTGGTCGGACCTTCCCAAGGACGACACATTAGTGTTTTTTGATGACCACCAAAACTGTATGCCGCGACTCAAGAAATGTTTAGAACTGGGACTGAAGAGGGTCATAATCGAAGACAATTACCCACCAAGTCAAGGGGATTGCTACACTCCCAAAAAAGTACTGAGCAATCAAAATTATATCATCGATTCCAACGGCCAAAGAACCATTTTGCAAAAAAATGATGCCGATTTGGAGTTCTTCAAAGAGCACGTCTCAGTTTATCAAGAAATGCCACCTATCTTTGCTTCGCCAGTAACCAGATGGGGCGACGAATGGAGCCAAGAGCAATATCCCACCCCCAAGGCATTGGTGCTAGAGTTGTGTTCATTACAGTATCAAGAGTTTTTTATGGAACGATTAGACTATACTTGGATTTGTTATTTGGAGTTAAACTAATACTTGAAGGCCCACAAGCTTATACGGGTGTCTATTTGAAGGGAGAGTAATGAATGTTATCTGCGCCCGTTTGCTCAGGATATTCTGGCTGCAAAATAACTATATCCAACGGAAGGGTGATTAAATCAACCAATGGTTCATACCCAATAGGAAGACTTGTAAAGCAGGCTAATAAGCAAAAGAAATTTGCGGCCATGAAATACGATGGTGTGTTGATACCAGAGGTGTTGTCTTGTGAGTCGGATAGTAAGGATTGCCACATAACAATGGAATATTTTTCCTGCTTGAATGTAATCGAGTATTTGAACAGGGCGAGCAAGGGGGATCTTGACAAAATCTCAAAGACGGTGTGCTCTTTTGTTGAATCAAATATAAATTCGAGCGAGATGGTTGAGCTTGATAAAGGCGTAATAGTAGATAAATTTGAATCCGTGATAAATAAGATCCCAGCGGCGTCTAGCGTTAGAGTCCCTTTTGAAGAAATCCTCAACAAACATTTACAGGAAAAGATAAAGATTCCAATCGGACCCTGCCACGGAGACCTGACCTTTTCAAACATTCTGTTCAGTACGAATTCCAACGATATCGTACTGATAGATTTTTTAGACAGCTTTTTAGAAAGCCCCATAATGGACATAGTAAAACTCAGACAAGACACCAGACATGGGTGGTCTGCGTTTATATATGAGAGAGACTTTGATAGAGTCAAAATAGACCTGTCGCTAGAATACCTCGACAGAAAGATAGTAAAGCAATTTAAAGATTACAATTTTTACAGTTACTACGACCTGTTTGAGTTTGTCAATCTAATTAGAATATTCCCATATGCCACGGGTAAAAAAACTAGAGACTTTTTAATGAGGAAAATATGCTCAACTTAATGATACCCGCTTGCGGGCAATCAACTAGATTTCCAAATTTGAGACCAAAGTGGCTGCTTACACACCCTTCGGGTAACTCCATGTTGCAGGAGTCTATTGCTGGCCTTGACTTAACCGACGTGGACAGAATTATCGCAGTTGTTTTGAAACAACACGTAGACAAGTACCAATTTATAGAAGGTATAACGCACAGTATTAACGATGATAGGTTTGAGTTCGTGGTTCTCGACGAGCCAACGGACAACCAGCCTGAGACAATCGCCAAGGCCATCAAGAAGGCGGGGGTGGAGGGGACGATTTGCTGCAAAGACTCCGACAATTTCTTTAAGGCAGACATTTCTTCTTACGTTGAGCCTACTAACTTCGTGGGCGCGATAGACTTAAGAAGTGTAGGTCACGTCAACGCCGGAAACAAAAGCTATGTGATAACGGACAATAAAAACAACATAGTGAATATCGCAGAAAAAGATGTCATCAGCAATTTGTTTTGCTGTGGGTTATACGGATTTGAGAGTGCTCATAAATATCTAGAGTACTACGACTTAATAAAAGACAGGAAAAACATCTACGTTTCACATGTGATACACTCAATGTTACTGGGTGGAGAGAATTTCAAGCTAAAAAGGGCGTGCGACTTTTCTGACTGGGGAACTCTGGATGACTGGAACAAGTTCAGAGGTCGATACAAAACACTCTTTGTTGATATAGATGGGGTTATAGTTGGCTCATCTTGTAGCTACATGTACCCTTTCTTGGGGGAAACAAACGGCCTGCCAGAAAATATTAATGTTTTAAATAGACTGTATGACACGGGAAGGACGACGATTATTTTAACAACGTCTCGACCCGAGAAATACAAGCAGGTAACAGAGGAGCAGTTGCAAAAAGAGGGCCTTAAGTACCACAAATTAGTAATGGGTTTACCGCATGCGAAAAGAGTTATTGTAAACGATTTTGCGACCTCAAATCCATACCCGTCCTGTGAAGCGATAAACCTACCTAGAAACGCCGACCACCTAAAGGAGTTCGTCGATGGATAAAGTTTTAGTAGATGATATGAGAAATTTATTCTTATTGAACGTTAGCCACAGTCCAGAGTGTGTTTTGGATCAAATACAAAATATTAAGAAATTTGTGTCTGATGAAGAATACATTGTTATCCATATATCGGGATCAACTAAAGAACAGTTTTTAAAAGAGTCTGAAGAGAAGGGGATAGATTTCTTCTCTATGGAACATGAAAACGTAATTGTAAACCCAAGCAGCGTGATGACCGAACGGGGGGTTCTGCTAACAGAAGCGTTTATCTCTAGCTTTGACTTCGCAAAAGAGAAATTTGAGTTCGACAAGGTCGTTCTAAACTCAAGCAACCAATTATACATAAGAAGAGGTTTAAAGGGCCACTTGGCCAAACATGACGCCGGTGTACATAGAGTGATTTCAAGCGGCGAAGGTGGCATGTATAGCTATCAGAGTTGGGCTAGAGACATGGATAATGCCGAGCATCAATTCTTAAGAGACGTATTTCAAGAGCCAAGGCGCTTTTATTGGTCATTCCACGAGGGGAGTTTTTTTAAAAAGCAAGATTTTGAACTCATATCGGAACTGTTCAAGCGGCATTTCCCCAAGAGTCTAGTCAGCAGCGAGGAGCAGACCTTATTTAGCTTGTACAATAACATATTTACTGACTCCAACGCCTCACAGACCACGGTGTGGATGAATATATACTGCGATATACCAGAAATAGATGCTATTGATTTAATTAGAAACAGGAGATACAAAGAGCTAGAGAGCGCTGTCGGGACGGCGTTTGGCCACCCACGGGAGGCGATGGCTTGCGGGGACCACATTTTTGGGATCAAAAGGGTAGAAAGAGACATCAATAACAAAACCAGAAAGTATATACAAACACTGGATTAAAACATGGTTGAACTATTCAATATACCACAGCTTAAAATAGATACAGCGAATTTTACGCACCTCCTACACGACGAGGTGGTATGCGAGCTAGAAGATAATTTTGCCGAGTACGTTGGGGCCAAGTATGCATGCACTGCCAACAGTGCATCCAGCCTTTTGTTCTTATCGCTACTCAAATACAAAGAGATTATAGATATACCTAGCACTATGCCCATAGTTGTGCCAAACGCTATAGTAACGTCTGGGAATAAAGTTAGATTTTATAACGATACGGATTGGGTTGGGCACTGCTACCATCTTCACGACAATATTTTTGATTCAGCACAAGAGGTCAGGAGAAACCAATATCAAGATCTAAAGAACGACGACGCCGTGGTGATATTTAGTTTCTATCCAACCAAGCCAGTTAGCGGGTGCGACGGGGGAATTGTGGTATCTAACAACAAAGACTTAATAGAATATTATAAAACCATGACAATGAATGGTACCAGCTTCGCAATGGACAATTGGGACCGGAAACACACGGTCGCGGGATACAAGATGCATTGCAACTCTATACAGGCATTTGTCGCTAACGAGAACCTAAAAAAAATAGACCAGAAAAATGACATTTTAGATGAAATAAGCTGTGCCTATAATAGGACTTTAGGCTATAATAATAAAAGTAGGCATCTGTATAGAATCAGAGTCAGGAACAATAAAGAGTTCATGCAGTACATGAAAAGTAACGGAATTCAGTGTGGGGTGCATTACGCACATTGTCACGGCAAGCCAGCATTTGCAGAGTCCGAGGTTCATCAACCTAGCGAAAGCATGCTGAAATCCGAAAAGGAATCGCATTCAACGGTTAGTTTGCCATTCCATGAAAACCTTACAAAATTAGAAATCGAAAGGGTTGCAAAATATGCGTTGGACTCAGGACTACTTGACAGAGGTTCACAGTAGCGAACGTGGATCGCTAACTGTCATGGAAAAAAATATACCCTTTATTCCTAAGAGGATATTCTATGTCAAAGATGTCCCCAAGGGGTCTCGCAGGGGAGAGCACGCCCACTACAAGAACAGGCAGGTTCTTATATGTATAAAGGGTAGCATACTAGTGGAACTAGATTATGGAAACAGAGTAGAGCAAGTGACCCTGAAAGAAAACGATGGCGTCCTTGTCGAGAATATGGTGTGGGACTCACAGGTATATCAAACTGGCGAAGACATATTAATGTCGATATGCTCTACTGAGCATAATCCTGAAGACTACATTACAGATTACGGTGTTTTTCTAAAAACTTTAACCCCATAGAGGAATCTTTACAATGAAAGATCTTAAAGAAATCGTTGACATCTATACAACAGTGCGATCAGGTTTGGGTCGTCCCAAGGCCGCCTACATTTGCGGGAGCAACCTTCATGCCGAGGGGCACGATGACGAAGTGCTTGCTATTCTGAGAGAAAAATGCGACACAGTTGATCCAGAAGGCCCGGGAGAATACTCTGTTGGAACGCATTCTGACATTAAGTACGAGGTGCTTGTTCTGAATGGAGAGCCGGAAGCATTCGATCACCTACTCGATGGCGTGCAAATGGCAGTTTACATTGGCCCAAACACAGGAGTGAGGCAGGGGTTTAGAAACACGATGGATTGGAGCAAAAAGCACAATATCCACGACTTGATCATTACCCCTAAAGGCGCAGTCGTGTATGCAACACGCGAAGTAATTGACGCCTTACAGTCGAATCTAACTGTAACTGCAACTACACGTCCACCAGATGCTGTATGGGAAGATACTACAACTACCCCTGAGCCTGTACTCGATGATCCAGAGCAACCAGTAAACACCACGCCTCCTCCAAGGGACTTCTTTTCTATGGGACAATAAGCAATGAAAATACTACTCACCGGAGCAACTGGCTTCTTAGGAAACAACTTGGAACCTGTGTTGTCAAAGAAACATGTGGTTATTGGACATGGTTCTAGCACATGGGATCTGAGAAACCAAATGCAAACTGAGTACTGGGTGGGGCATATCAAGCCAGATGTTATTATTCATGCTGCTGGCTCGGTTGGCGGAATAGGAGCTAATCAAGAGAACCCCGGCAAATTCATGTATGAAAATCTCATTATGGGGGCCAACCTCATTCACCAAGCGTATAAGCACAAAATTCCAAAATTTATACTCTTGGGCACTGTGTGTGCATACCCTAAATACACTCCGGTTCCGTTCGTGGAAGAGGCTTTGTGGGATGGGTACCCAGAAGAAACAAATGCCCCTTACGGTATCGCCAAGAAGACGTTAATGCGGCTAGTGGAAGCATATCACGAGCAGTATGGTCTGAATGGCGTTAATCTCATCC